GTATCTGCGAGCTCGATCTTTAAAAGAACACAATACAGAATATACTATTTTACTTAAATAGGGCATAAAATGGCAAAAAAAGTGACAATTTGGAGCATTGACGAAATGACAGAGGCATTCGGATTATCGAAGCCGTCAATAGGGACGAAGGTCGGTGAGGGGTTGTTTATCAAGGTTGGAAAAGGTGAGTATGATTCTGTTCAAAGTGTTAAAAATTATCGGATGAGCATTGAAAATGATGAGACGACGAAAAGCGCCGCTGATGAAAGGGCCCGCCTCGATAAAGAACGTGCTGATAAAATAGCAATGGAAAATGCGCAAACCAGAAAAGAACTTGTAAATATGGCAGAGGCGCAGCGTGAATATATTTCATTAAATCACGCGATCCGGCAAAAGTTGTTTTCAATCGCACCGAGGGCCGCGCCATTACTGGAAGGTAAGACGGCACCAGAGATTCAATCCAAGTTGCATAATTTTCTTAATGAGATTATGCGCGAGCTTCGTGATCCTGATTTTGTAAAAATGATTGATGATCGACAATCTGAAAAAAGACAACAGAAAATAAATAGAAAAAAGAATGCATGATAAAGAATTAAATAATATATTAAAAATATTATTTTACGAAGAGCCGCTTTTAAAGGTTTCTGAGTGGGCTGATAAATATCGAAAGCTATCATCCGAATCGTCCGCAGAGCCGGGTCAATGGGATACGAGTCGCGTTGAATATCAACGCGAGATTATGGATACCTTTAACGATCCGGCAATTATTGAAACTGTTGTGATCGGGAACTCACAATTTGGGAAATCAGAGTGCATATTAAATATAATTGGTTACTGTATAGATCAAGAACCGTGTCCGATAACATTGGGGCAACCAACCCTTGAAATGGCGCGGACATTTAGCAAGGATAGATTTGCCCCTATGGTACGAGACACTTACCGCCTGCATGGAAAAATTGAAGATGTGAAGTTGAAAAGTAATGATAATACTATTTTGCAGAAAAATTTTAACGGCGGTAATCTTACAATATCAGGTGCCAACTCTCCGGCGAGTTTAGCAGGCCGTCCAAAGCGTGTCGTTATCGGTGATGATATAGATAGATGGCCCGCCACTGCTGGGCGCGAGGGTGATCCGATAAAGTTATTATTGAAACGGACAACTGCATTTTATAATAAAAAACAATTTTTCTTTTCGACACCTACAGATCAAAATTCAAGAATTTGGAAAGCTTTTCTGGAAACCGATCAAAGATATTATTATGTAAAATGTCCGTATTGCAATGAATATCAAGTATTAGATTGGATGAATGATTCTACTGGCAAATATCATGTTAAATGGTTAAGAGATAAATCCGGGAGACATTTGCCAAATACTGCATATTATGAATGCGATAAGTGCGCGGCACACTTAGATGACAATGATATAAATAAAATTGTTAGACATGGAGAGTGGCGAGCAACAAAACCGTTTAACCGGAAAGCCGGATTTTCTATGAATGAAATATATTCCCCGTGGGTTAAATTATCAGAGACAGTCCAAAATTTTCTTGAAGCAAAAAAAGACCCATTACAATTAAAAGTATGGGTTAATACTTCACGTGGTAAAATATTTGAAGAGCGCGGTGACGCGCCTGAATGGGAACGTCTTTATGGGAAGCGTGAATTTTATTCTGTGGGAATAATTCCGAAAGGTGGATTATTACTTGTGGCTGGTGCAGATGTTCACGACGATTGGATAGGCGTTGAAATAGTTGCTTATGGACGGGGTAAACAATCCTGGTCAGTTGATTATAGAATAATATCCGGGAAAGTAGAAAGCGGCGAACCATTTGAAGAGCTTGACAAAATAATGAATGAGCAGTTCCATCATGAGTTGGGGGGAAAAATGGCAATACGAATGATTGCTATTGATAGCGGACATAAGACGCAGGCCGTCTATAATTGGGTTCGCAAATATCCGGCAAGCCGGGCAATGGCAATCAAGGGTAATTCATCTATTGGTGCAATTCTTGGAAGTCCAAAATTTGTTGATATTATGGTCAACGGAAAAAAATATGAGCGCGGTGTCCGATATTGGCCAGTCGGGGTGTCTGTTATCAGATCAGAATTATACGGATTTTTAAGATTAGAAAAACGGGAAGATGGAACGTGTCCTGATGGATATTGTCATTTCCCGGATTATGACGAAAGTTATTTTATGGAATTAACCGCGAAAGAATTACATATTGTCAATAGGCGGTTTGAATGGAAAAATATAAGACAAGACGATCACGTTCAGGACGGCCGTAATTATGCGCGGGCTGCTGCCGCTGCAATAGGTCTTGATAGATTTAGCGAAGAGAACTGGAAACAACTTGAATCAGAAAGCAAAATAAAACAATTAGCAATTTTACCACGGAAGTCAAAAAGTAGAACTATTTCAAGAGGGATTACTATTTAAGTATTTTATTAAATAACAATTTAACTATTAAAAATATTACTTGACAATATGAGACATAATCATTATATTTGAGGCATTAAGCATGACAAATAATTTTAATGATATTGTGGAAGTTAATAAACTTCTAAAAAAAATTGGATTATATTATCTTGATATGTACGATGCAAATAATCTGAAAATGACTTTGAGTATTTCACGCGGCAACGATATCAAAATGGAAATATCAAACTATACGAAATTGTAATTAAGTTTTAAAATATAATACGGAGTACTTGCACACACAAGCCCGATTCCAAACCGCAAAGCGGCAAGGGGTCGGGTTTTTTGTTTATAGGGATAACAATGACACTTACCGAAGCACAAGCCATATTAACCGCACTCAAAACAGCGTATACCGCCGTTATTTCTGGTGTTGAATATACCATTACGATCGGCGGTTCGTCCCGCCGTTACAAACGGAATGACATTGAAGTGCTTCGAAAAGAAATGGAACACTGGGAACTTGTGGTCGCAAAAATCGGGAAAGACCGGAAGGGGATTCCTGTTAAATTTGGGACGTCAAACAGATGAGTAAACGCAGCCGACAACGGAAACGGTTTCAAACGAAACAAGCAGCCGTACAACCGGCGCGGCGAAATTTTGCAGAAAAGAATTATTCTCTCAAAGCATTGAATAATTTCTTCTACACACAGTCAGGCGGTGGATACGAAGGGGCGGGATCAGGGCGAGGTCTTAAAAACTGGCAATATACGCAGGGGCTTGCTGATAGTGAAATTCTTGGCGATCTGAATACCTTGCGCGAACGTTCGCGCGATCTATATCGTAATAATGCAATAGGGCGTGGGGCCATTGGCACAATGGTTATGAACGTTATCGGTTCCGGTCTTCATCTTCAATCGGCGATTGATCGTGAATATTTGGGTATTGATGACGATATCGCCGATGCATGGGAAACAAACGTTGAAAGAAAATTTGATAATTGGGCAACTGCTAAAAATTGCGACGCGGCGCGGTCGTCTAATTTTTACGATCTTGAATGGTTGGCGTTTATGTCGTACCTACAGAGCGGCGAGGTTTTCGCGCTCTTGCCCTTGCTCGAACGAGACGGACGGTTGCAACTTTGCATTCAATTGATCGAAGCTGACTTTGTCCAGAATGGGCCGGGTCAGTATACAAATAAAAACATGAGAGATGGTATCAAAGTTGATGAATATGGCGCACCTATTGAATATTCAATCCGCACAGATCAGGCAACGTGGAAATCTGTAAAAGCATACGGCGAGAAGACAAGCCGTCCGAATATCCTTCATCTGTTCAGGCAAGAGCGTCCGGGACAAAGCCGGGGTGTTCCTTTCCTCGCATCGGTTTTGGAAAATATCAAAGAGCTTGGACGATATAATAAATCAGAGCTTGCCGCCGCTGTCGTGTCTGCAATGTTCACGGTATTTATAAAATCTAACAATCCGGACGCGCTTGATAATCCTCTTGCTGGGACAACCGCTCCGGTAACATCAACCGACGGCGATGCCGATTATTTTGATTACACCCTTGCACCCGCTGCCGTCCATCACCTCGAAGATAATGAGGATATTACTTTTGCGAATCCCATGAGGCCGAACACGGCTTATGAGGCTTTTATCAATGCACAATTGCGTGAGATAGGCATGGCTTTACAGATCCCGTATGAAATTTTAGCAAAACAATTTTTGTCCTCATACAGCGCGTCTCGTGCGTCACGGATCGAGGCATGGCGTTTTTTTATGACTGAGCGTTTGAAATTTGCTCGGGATTTTTGCCAGGTAATATATGAGGAATGGCTGACAGAGGAAATTTTACAAGCACGTATTCCCGCCGGTGGTTTTTTCTCGTCTGTTGATGTTAAAAAAGCCTGGTGTGTTGCCGAATGGAACGGCGAGACAATGGGTCAAATCGACGAGCAGAAAGAAGTCAATGCCGCGATTCTTAAAGTACAGAACGGATTTTCAACGTACCAGAAAGAAACGGCAGCGCTTAACGGCGGCGATTTTCAACGCAACACGCGGAAGTTAAAACGTGAACGGGCCATCCTAGACATGAGCGGGCTTATCCCACAGACACCAGAACCGCCCGCACCTGAAATAACAATGGGGGAAGTATAATGCAAAATATAATTATATCGGGTGAGATCGGCTGGGATGTTATGCCGTCCGATATTCGCACACAGTTAGATAAGGCGCAAGGTGCCGACGTTGACATTCATATTTCTTCACCCGGCGGATTTGTTTTTGAGGGAATAGAAATATACAACCTTATCAAGGATTATAAAACACAATATCCTGACGCGCAGATCATGGCAACACTCAAAGGTTTGGCCGCAAGTATGGCGAGTTATATCGCGTCTAACCCGGCTATTGATATTGTCACCGCCGAAGATAATGCCGTTTTTATGATTCACAATCCCATATCGTTTGCCGTTGGCGATTACCGCGAAATGGAAAAGAACAAGGAAATACTTTCCGGGATTACCGCCATAATGTCGCAGTCATACGCGGCGCGGACAAAAAAAGATGTTTCCGAGATGAGGGCATATATGGACGCCGAGACATGGTTTTTCGGTGAGGAAATAAAAGCGGCTGGGTTTGTCGATGAGATGATCGGAACCGGGGAAGAGGTGGACAAGATCGCCGCACTGGCCTCGGCAAAATTACGGTTGTCTGGATTAAACGACAAAATGAAAGCGTCTGAAAAATCAAAACAAGATATTTTTAAAATGGCCGCAATCATTACGCCCGAGCCAGCAAAAGAAAAGGAATCAAACAGTATCATTGATACTGTTGAAAATAAAAATGAAGGAGTTGGCATTATGACTATTAAAGCTGAAATGATTAATAGTGATGACATCAATCTTGATTGGTTAAAGCAAAATAAACCAGACTTGATTGAGGAAGTCAAAAAGGATGCCGCCACCGAAGAGCAATCACGAATGAAGGAAATCGATCAGGCCGAAGAAAATACAGACGATAAATCCGAAGAAGTGAAAGCCCTTTTTAAGGCGGCCAGATACGAGAAGCCGATGAAGGCCGGTGACGTACTTATGGAAGTTGCCCGCATAACGGCGGAGAAGAAAAAGAAATTATTGGCGGATCGCCATGAAGACGCGGCGAAAGTTCCGGCAATTCCAAAGGCTGACATTGTTAATGATGATATTGTCAAAATGACAATGAAAGCGGAAATTAAAAAATCTAAATATGGGAGGGCATAACAATGTCAACTTTAGAAACCAACACTTTTGACAATCTTATCGCCGGAAGTTTTCCAATTTCAACCGATCGCGAAACGCTTACGTCGGGACAGAATCTTGAACGCGGCGCATTGCTGGGAAAAATAACAGCATCAGGCGCGACACAGGGAGAGCTTAAACAATGTGATTCCGCAAGCTCCGATGGAAGTCAAACACCATACGCGATATTGATGGAGGATACCGACGCATCAGCCGCAGACGTTGTATGTGATGTCTACAAAACAGGGACTTTCAATGGGGCCGCAATCGGTCTCGCAACCGGCGACACAATCGATGATTTCAAAGATTCATTGCGTGATGTCGGAATCATAATCGTAACGACTCAGGAGGCATAACAATGAGTATATCAATATTTGACACAAGAACCATGCTCGACGCTCTTGAAGAGTTACGCGAGCCAAACACTTTTTTTCTAAAAAAGTTTTTTGCGAAACAGGTCGAATGTCCATCGGAATCGGTGGATATCGACATTTACAAAGGCAAACGGCGCGTTGCTGTATACGTGAACCCTCGGGCAGTTGGTCAGACTGTTGATCGTATCGGGTACACGACATACACGTACAAGCCGCCTTACCTTAAACCCAAAATGGCGACGACCGCCGAGGACATATTAAAACGTCAACCGGGGGAAATTCTTTACTCAAATAATTTATCGAATGAGCAGAGAGCCGCGCAGCAAATGGCGAAGGATATGGCCGAGCTTGACGGTATTATAACAAGGGCTGAAGAGTTACAGGCGAAGCAGGCGCTTTTTGATTCTCTTGTCGAAGTACATGATATTGATGGTAATGATGTTGTTGCTGATATCACGTTCCCGAGAGAATCCACGCATACCGTTGATTTGACGGCGACGGGTGAAACTGCCTGGGATGCAACCGGTGCTAATCCTCTAGAAGACTTGAGGACGTGGAAACGCCTTAATATTAAGGATTCCGGGATTGCATCGGATATCGTAGTCATGGGTTCAGACGCGGCCAACGAATTTTTAAAAAATTCCTATGTCATGGACGCCCTTGATAATCGTAAATACGAGCTTGGAAACATCCTTATGGAAGCTCAAGAGCTCGGTGTTACGTATATCGGACGGATTGAGGGCGTGGACATATACGCATACGACGAATGGTATGTGGAACCTTCTACCGGAACCGAAACCGAAATGGTTCCAGCTAAAAAAGTCCTTGTCGGTTCTACGCGGGCGCGATGTGAGCGGGTTTATGGCGCTATCCGCGATATAGAGGCTGGATTGGCCGCTGTCGCTAGATATCCGAAGTCATGGATCGAGCAAGATCCGTCGGTGCGTTGGATTCAGATCCACAGCGCGCCGCTTCTTGTGCCGGTTCAGGTTGACGCCTTTACTGTTGCAACGGTGCTTGCATAATGTTTTTCGATCTCGACACAAAAGATATGGCCGAGGGCGAATTTTCCGAGGCCATTATTGTCGAGAACGATATCTTAAGCGTAGATACGCGGGGGATATTTGACGAGACATACGAGCAAATCGATCCCGAAACGGGTATGTCAATCATGTCTAAGAACCCCCGCGTGTCTTTATATTCCATCGATATTGAAGCCGCAATGGGTGAGATTGAGGAATGTTGGTTTGTCACGGCACGAGGGAAGAAATACAGAATCAAGTCACCGCAAAAAGACGGCGCAGGAATGATAATGCTGGAGCTTAAAATTGCATAAACGCGAAGAAATAAAGGCAGAGATTGTTTCTATGTTACAAGCGGGATTAACTGAAAATGTTTACCCTTCTCGTTATTTGCCGATATCTCAAAAAGATTTTCCAGCAATTTCTGTGTATTGTCCGGAGGAAGACGCGGTCAAAAATGAATCAGAGGAGCTTTATACCCGGACGGCAAAGGTAGTGATTGCGATTTATGATATTGGCAAAGACGACATTGAACTATCTGGAACTGCTCAAAAGGATATTGATGGGAAACTTGATGATCTTTGCACGAAAGTAGAAACAATTTTTTTGACTCAATATCAAACCTTAAACAAAGTTGTATATCGATTCAATTTAACAAAAACCAGATATATGGTTAAAACCGAAGGTGACGAAATAACCGGGATCGCATACATGGATTTTGACGCCATATATCATGACAAAATAATATGATAGTTACAATCAAATCAGCACATGAAGACTACGAAAAATATATCAACGGCAAACGTGTGATATTTGTCGGGCCGTCATCGATAATGATTGGGCGCGGGTTAGGTGAATGGATTGATTCTTTTGACGTGGTTGTACGAACAAATCATTTTCCCATTATTATGAATGATGATATTGCAGCCGATTACGGTAAAAAATGTCATGCGTTATATATGAACATGCAATATTATCACAAAACCCGCCCGCTCAATGGAGACTTATATAAACGTATGGGAATAAAATGGTTATGCATGAAGCGATGTCGGGATATAGATTTTCGTCGTTTGAAAAATTTTTGTCACATGCGAGTAATTCAAAAATCAGTTAAATATGTTAATCGTTTTATTAAGACGCCGCTAATGGGTAGCATTATAATATATGATTTATCTGAATGTTTTCCCGCTGAAATTTGCATAGCTGGTGTAGATTTTTATCAATCATCCGGCAAAGATTATAAATCTTATGTCCCTGGTTATATCCCAGATGACATACAAAAAATAAATGAAACTTTAAAAATTGGGCAAGGTATTGGCCATGATATTAAAAGCAATGCTCAATATATGAAAGATATGTATGATCGCGGTATGATTACCATGCCGGATTTTATTTATAATAATTTATGTGAGGCGGTAGTATGAACGTCACACATAAGGAACCGACATATATCGCGGCGCGATGTGATTGGATCAGGAATTGTTTTCATAAACAAGATGTTTTTATTATTGGCGGCGGCCCGTCGCTTTTCGGTTTTGATTTTTCACGGTTGGAAGGTCGGCGTGTTATTGCAATCAATCATTCATACAGATATTGCAAGCCTGAAATTTTAGTTTTCCTTGATTCAAAATTTTTAAAAGAAACTCGGGACATGGGACATGATGTTTCTGCGATGCCGTTTAAAATAATTGCTGGGCCGTCCAGCGGAATGAAAAGCAAGGGTAATTGTACGGTTGTACAATTGGCTCAAAAACCGACGAACATGCCGGGATCGATGTATGGCCGGGCACAAAGCGGACTTGTGGCGATCAATGCCGCCCTGGTGGGGAATGCAAAGAATATTTATTTACTTGGTTTTGATGCAAAATTCAGAGATGGAAGAGGTCATTTTTATTCTGATGATTTTAAACATACGATGGATCACAGAGAGGAACAATACAAACGGATGACTAGAAATTATAACGCCTTTATGCATTACAAAAATATTTTCAATTGTTGTCCTGATTCAAATATAAGCGCGTTTGAAAAAATTACAATTGATAAGGCGGTGAAATGATGGACGTGACATTCGTGGCTGAACTTTGTTATAATCATGGTGGAAGTATTGATAAAGCTATTGCGATAATTGACGCGTTTAAATTTTGTGATGTGTTTAAATTTCAAAAAATGCATCCAAAAACATTTTTATCCAAAGAAAATTATAACAAGAAATGCCCGAAAAACGAAAATTATTTTGCTGAAATATATGGCAAGCACCGCGAATTTGTGGAATTATCAATCGAAGATCATATCATGATTCGTGATTATGTTCAGGCGATGGGGAAAAAGTGGGCGTGCTCTACTTGTGATATCCCGAGCGCGGCCGAAATAATTCCGCTTAATCCTTATTATGTAAAAATACCATCATGCCGATGCAATAATTTCACGCTTGTTGATTATTGCCTTAAAAATTTTAAAGGCATGGTTCATGTTTCAACCGGGATGACCACGCGAAAAGAACGACAATCGTTACTTGTTAAAAGCAATAATATCGTTCCTTATTCTTGTACGTCTGATTATTCCGGCGATGGTGATATTTACATCGAGCGTATGCGCGGGTTTTCTTGTCATGTCCCTGATGTATTTTACGCACAGGCGGCAATTTTGAACGGGGCGCGGTTTGTTGAATATCATTGCACGCTTGATAGATCATGGCCAGGGTCTGATAATAAAATTTCGTTACTCCCAGGCGAATATTCAAAACTTGTAAAATGGCACGACAATAATTCTGATAAGTTGGTAAAAATTAAATATAAAAAACCGGATCAGATACCGCACGGCGAACTTGCCGCGAGGAAAAAGCTATGGTCTACTGCATAGATATTGATGGGACATTGTGCCAAATAGCACCCGGTGCCATGACATACGGTCACGAAATACCGCATGTCGACAGGATCGAAAAGGTCAATGCTCTGTATAATAGCGGGCACACTATAATTTTATGGACGGGGCGACATTGGAACCATTTGCACATTACATTAGCACAATTATCACGGTGGGGACTTAAATATCACACCTTGATAATGAGTAAACCCGTGGCGGATATTTACATCGATGACAAGGCGATTGACGATATATCATTTTTTGAGAGGCAGCGTGATTGATAAAATAAACATCGGGGCCGGTAAATTCCGAAAAGACGGCTGGACGAACATAGATCATTCATCCACTCATTATATCAAGAACGGAATTGATATCGATATTGATTTGCTTGGAAACTATTCTTTTCCAGTAAAAGACAATATGATTAGAATGGCATATAGTAGCCATGTGGTTGAGCACCTCTCCGAAGACGCTGTCAAAAAAATGATTTCCGAAACCTTCCGCGTTCTTGCGCCGAATGGATTTTTCAGGATAACCTGTCCGGACGCTCGCGAGGCCCTTGATGCTCTAATCTGTGGCAATGATGAATTTTTCAGCATATATGATTCGTCCGTATGTTTTAATAATCAAGAATCGATGAAAAGATATTATCTGACAACACCGCTTTCTATGGCGAGTATCTATCAGAAATTTTTATATTTTATCGCACCGCAAAGATGCATTCATGTCAACGTGCCATGCGAAAAAATTACAGATGATAAATTACAATCAATGATAAAAAACCATTATAGCCAATGCGACATTTTAAATTATGTCACATCAGAAATAAACGAGGAAGTGAGAAGCAATAATCCGTGGATGCATATTACCTGGTGGACGATTGAGAAGTTGAAGGCGGCTCTTTATGATGCCGGATTTAGAATCATATATCAATCGTTTCCTGGATTAAGCGAATGTAAAGAAATGAGAAATCTTAATCATTTTGATTGGGCACTTCCAAAACTTAGTCTTTATATTGAGGCAGTAAAATGATATATTATTTATTGCCCGCGCGCGCAGGGTCAAAAGGTGTTCCCGGGAAAAACAGGGGACTATTCACCCATACTGCGGATTTGCTTGTCGGACGTGAAAATTCTGTAATCGTTTCTTCCGATGATGATTGTATTTTGATGATGGCGAAAGATCGCGGTTTTACAATACTTCGTCGTCCGGATGATTTAGCTGGCGATGATGCCGATATGATCGGGGTGTTGCAACATGCTGCAACTAATGCCAGAATGAATTATAATGATATTATTATATTATTGTATCTTACGCATCCGGCGCGGCGGTTGTCGGATTTGGATAACGCTATTTTAATGTTTCTGGATTTAACGGCGTCGAGTTTGGTTTGTCGCTATCCGATGCGGGACAATCCTTGTATGTGTATATCGCAAAATGGAAAACCAATAATTCAGCATGGATTTTATCGCCGCCAGGATTACCCGCAATATTATGCAATCAGTCATTACATCGCAATTTATAGAGTTCACGAATTGTCAAAATTAAACAAGCAACTATTCAACGATAAAACGGTCTGGATGGATATTGAACGGCCTATTGATATCGATACAAGGGAGGATATGGAATTATGGAAGCAAAAAAAATGACATTAGATGAGATGCACTCATATTGGAGGGATCGGACATTTTTCGGTGAAAACGGAATTTTCAGATATCTTAAAGGGCGGAAAAAATCTGCATATTTAGTCGCGCTTATTAAAAAGATTGTGTTCCCCAAAAATGGAAGTATTCTTGAGCTTGGATGTAATACCGGACGGAATCTCAATGAATTACATAGTGCCGGTTTTTTTAATTTGACTGGGATAGATATAAACCCGAAGTCAATTGAAAACGCAAAAGAAAACTTTCCGCATTTGAAAAAACTTATCGTTCGCTCAATTGAATTATTTTTTGCGAAACCGCGCCAGTACGATCTTATTTTCTCAATGGCCGTATTAGAACATCTGCACGCAGAAAGTGCATCTGTTTTTAAACAGATTGCACAGAGCTCAAAAAAATACATAATTACTATTGAATGGGAAGGTGAATCAAAAAATCCGCGAATAATACAACGAAATTATAAAAAGATTTTTGAAAAACAAGGTTTTGAGCAAATATTTTGTCAAGAGATATCAAAGATAAAATCTCTTAACGGATATTATGCCCGGATATTTATCAAGAAATCAGTCTAATGACTGTAATATAAATTTTGAAATGAGGTAATAAAATGACAGATAGCGCATTTGGAAAAACAGATTTTGCATTCGGGCCTGGTAAATTATATTGGGATACCGAAACAGGCGGGGAAAATATGGATTTGGGCGGAACTGACCAGATCAAAATTACAATGAGCACGAAGAAAATCGAGCTTAAAGAATCGCAGGCAGGCGACCGTCCGGCGGATAGGGCCGTGAGCGCTCAGGTGGTACAGATATCATGCGGCCTTGCGCGGGCAACGTTGGAACGACTTGAACAGGTTGTACAAGGATTTCACCTTGAAACCAATACGGCTGGAACAGTGACAAGGATTTGGGGGTCGGATGTTATCGGACAACGTGACAGCGCAATTCTTAAACAACTTACATTCGTTGAAATTATCGACGGTGTTGAATCAACCGATCCTTTCTGTATTATTGATTTTTGGAAAGCTGCACCGATGACAGAATCAACAGAACTCGTATTCGACGCAACAACTCAGCGATATTACGGTGTTATGTTTGAGTGCTATAAAGATGACACTAAAGTCGATGATGAAGGCCGATCAACGTATTGGGCATCGAGGGAGCAGGTGGCATGAAGTTAAAACTTGATCCAACTCCGAAGCGTTCCCTTGAAATCGAAATGCCAGATGGAAAAATGGTCAATCTGGTATTGAAAAAAATACGGATGAAAGATTATCCGGAGTTCGCGGCGGCAACGAACAAGCATGATTCAGATTACAAAAAAGGGAAAATCAACGCTTGGGAATACCATATCAATTTATTAACATTGTCGGCGGAAGTTTTTAAACCTTCAGATTTTGAGGATTTGGAACCGGCACATTTTGAACTGATATGGTCTAAGATAATTGAATTGATGAAGAACAAAGAAGTGGCTGAAAAAAAAAGTCTAGAATAGAAAAATATGAGCTCTTGAAATTATTGGAAAAGGGGCTCCCTTATTCTGTAATTCAAGAGCTCGAATTGTCGGATTATGAGGATTGGAAAGCGGCGGCGACGGCGATTGATTTAGATAAAAAGCTGGTGAATATGAATATTACAATTCATCCGCTTAAAACGAATCAGGCCCGCGAGGCCGATTTTAACAGGATTAAAAACGAACAAATGCTATGTTTTGGTTTTGATCCGTACAAGGTCAATGCGGAAACTATTAAAAAATCGAAAGAGAGATTGAGACAGTCGGGCAAGGTTCACAAAGTTGGCAATAACAAAAGAAATACTGGCAAAACTTAGACTCGATTCAAAAGAATTTTCGAGCAAGTTGAGCGAAGGACAGGCTGGAATAATTAAATTCACAGCCGGGATGACAGCGCTCGGCACGGCTGTTCTTGCCGCGACAAAAATGACAGCAAACTATCGTGATGAGACAGTCAAGGCTGCCCGCGCTGCTGGATCGACGGCGGAGGATTTTTCCGCGCTTCGATATGCCGCCGATTTATCCGGTGTATCAATGGAGACGCTCGGAAAAGGTCTGCGAAAACTTAACGAACCATCAAAAGAGGCTCAAGCCGCAATGTCGAAAATGGGAATCTCTCTTTATGATGTTTCTGGCAAGGCTAAAACTCAGAATCAATTGCTTGCCGATATTGCCGATGGGTTAAAAGCTCTTCCAACACCTGCGCAAAAATCAGCGGCGGCGGTTGAAATATTCGGGAATAAGGGCGCCAGCATGGTTAATATGTTGGCGTCCGGATCATCAGAATTGCAGAAATTAACCGAAGAGGCCACGCGTATGGGCCTGGTATTTGATGAGAAGGCGGGAGCAGCGGCTGAATTATTCAACGACAATATAACCCGCGTCACAAGTTCAGTCAAGGGTTTTGTCCAACAAGTTACTGGGTCAATCATAGAACTCGTTAATCAGACCGGAATTATGCAGGGATTGGCAAAAGCAATTCAAAATGTCACCGGCTGGTGGATGAATCTCGATGATACAACAAAAAACATAATAGTAACCATCGGCGGTGTCGTCGCCGGTGTCTCAGCGTTTCTTCTCGCGGCGGCTGGAATTATTGCGATAGCTCCGGCGATCGGTGCGGCGATTACAGCAATGACCGGGGGACTCAATTTAATCGTGTTGGCTGTCATTGCCGCCGTGGCCGCGTTTGCTGTTATCGCTACCGGTGCCGCGATGTATTGGGATCAGGTAAAGTCGGCGATTGAGCCAGCACAGAAAGCAATTGAAAATTTCGCGGGCAGTATATCCGCCGCGTTTGCGCCCATTGGGGAAATTGTTGGAAGTATTGTTTCTGCTATCGGCGGGAAGTTGTCGACTCTTATAAATGATTTTAAAAGCTGGCTGGGAATTACTGATAAATCAACCGAAAATATCAGTTATTTGGGTACGGTGTCGAAGGTCGTTTTCGCGGCCATTGGATCTCTGATTATTATCGCCATAGGTGCATTCAAATTATTCAACGACGCTGTGCAATTAGTTGCTACATCAATAGTTAATCTCGGAGCTGCATTCAAAGCGGGCATGGAATGGGATTTTGATAAAGCCGAGGCTGCGCTTAATGCGATTAAAGATTCCGCGAATAAGCTGAAAGACGATTTCGTCGGAATTGGCGATAAAATCAAGGCATCGTTTTCAAATATCGTTGTAAAAGTTGACGCCGCCGCCGCCCGGAAAGAAATATCAAACCTGAATAATGATTTGAACCGCACGCTCGGCGGTTCTGGTGGTGAGCCTGAATGGCTAAAGGGTTTAAAAAAATTTGTTGGTTCCATCGCCGGGCCAATTCAACAAATCGGAGGAATGATAGGGCAGGTTGCCGACATGATTGTCGAATCCATGAAGAGCGCTATGGAGCGCATAAATCTCAACATGGATGTAATGTCTGGACTTTATTCTCAGCAAATGGACGAGACAATTAAAAAAACTGAATCCGAAGAAAATAGAAAATTAGCACTACTAAAAACAAAACTTTCCGCCCAGCAGTCCCTAATGGAAGAGCAGTTCGACGCACAAAATGAGGCGCTTTCCGCTCAATATGACGCTCAAAACGAATTACTGAATAATCAATATGACAGCCAGATTAAAGCGTTACAGGATGCTGAAGCACAAAAGATTTCCGCTGTCGAATTTGCCGCGAATGAAAGACTTTTGTTGCTTGATAACGAATACCAAACCGCAAAGGATCGGAAGGAAGAGGAGTTTGCGCTCTACATGGAACAGGAAGAAGCAAACTACGAAATTGAGAAAGAACTCCTACTTCAAAAGTCTATCGATAAAGAACAGCGGATGCTTGTTGAAGATATCATGGATAATGATCACAAGCTCTTCCTAGAAAATCAGCAAAAGCTACATGACGAGGCCATGAAAAAAATGTCCTCTGATTACCTGGCGAACAAAAAGGAAACCGAAACCCTTGAGAAAGAAGAATCAAAAGCATTAGAGGCTGATTATGACGCGCAGATAAAAGCTCTGACGACCGAAAAAAACGAATCATTAAAGGCGAGTGAAAAGGAAAAAGATGACGCTATTACCGCCGCTGATGCTGCCGCAAAGGCCGCACTTATTACCGCTGCAAACGCCGCCGCCGCTGCGATAACAGCTGCCGAGGATGAAAAGAATAATAAATTATTGGCCTTGCAGAAACAAAAAGATGATGAAGAAAAGAAGATGAAAAAACTTCAACTTCTCATGAACTGGAAGGCCGAACAGTCGCAATTTCAATCAACCAAAGGTATGCGGATTGCAGACACGGTCATTAGCGGTGTGGCGGGTGCGGCAATGGCGTTCGCCGGTGCGGCCGGAACTATTCCTATTGTCGGTATTATTATCGGTGCTGTTTTGGCCGCTGCCGTTTTGGCCATGACTTTCGCGTCTGTGGGACAAATGGCTGCACAACAGCCACCATCTGCCCCAGCGGCCCTATTCCTGGCATCTGGTGGCGTTCTGGCTGGTCCTTCACATGCGGCCGGTGGAATACCGAGCACATTAGAGGGCGGTGAGGCCGTTATTGATAAAGCCCGGACAGAAAAATTTATGGATACCGTTGACAACGTATCGTCAGAGAATTCGGGGAAAAGTTTATCAATCATATTCCAGCCCGGATCAATAGTCAATCAAGGTGAACAGATTACAGACTCATTCATCGACAAGATAAGCTATGCCATATCACGCAGAATGGAACGGCAAGGAGTGTTTGCATGAATTTAAAATTCAATAATTCCGAAGGCGATATGGTTCTTTCTAAAAATTTCATATTATCTATCTCGTCATATAAACGCCGCGTCGGGATGCAAAAAAGATATGGAAAGGATGGAGCCGTTCCGACTGGTGACCAGATGGTCGATTCTCGTGATTTATCACTAGCTTATCAGCCGGTGTCAGACAATGATACCGACTATCTTGATGCTGTTAATGAGATAATCGGTTTTTTCCGAACGGATTTAACTCCGTTCTATTTGATCGATATTGACAATAATAAACGCACCGAAATTATTTTAAAATCCGCGACAGATGAGGCAGACGCAGAAGGATTAGAATATCGTGTCGGGAAAAATAAACTTGAATTTGAAATGGTTGACGGACATTGGGAGGACGAAGATGAAACTGTAGTATATTCCCCCACTGGTGGACTTGCCGATGGTGATTCAATTATAATAAATATTCCATCTTATGTTGAATGTTATCCCATAATTAAAATCAGTCCAACCGAAACAAATACAGATTTTACAATCAGAAATTTATTAACCGGCGCGGCGTTTGTGCTTGGATCGGCGTCGTTTGTTGTTGGCACTGAATTTATTATTGATTCACAACTTGGTACTATATATCTCGATGACGGCACAACCATGACAGAAATGTCATCTGCACTCGCAGACGGGAGCGGATTTATTAAACTCATTCCAGGAAATAACGAAATACAATATTCATCGGCGTTCGGCGAGGTTGATGTTGAAATTTCATACCGGGAACGTTACGCAATATGAGTAATATAGCACAAATAGGTCAATTGCAGTTCGGGCAAAACCAATTTAATGGTTGGTATAGTCTTGCAGATCATCAAGATATTATTTCTATTTTGGGGCGTTGGCGTTGTCAATATGGGTGGGGTCAGGTTGGTCGCAGACGATTTTCTTTTCCCGAAAAATGGACATTACGCTCAATATCGGGGGCGGGTGAGGAAATTGCAGAGATTTCAATTTCATCTTTTTCCGGGTCAGTTCTTGGTAAAATTCGTACTGATATACAAAAGACGATTGTTAATTCGGTGGAATTTACAATCGATCAAAATGGATGTGCTGATTTTATAATCAAATTAAACGCACTTCCAGACTTTCCAATTTTGCCATTTTCAATTGCAAGTATAAAAATAGGAAATACCGATTATGATTGGTATGCCGGG